ATTCTAGTCAATCAATTTATGAGTGTTCTCATGATTGGGTTAGTCAGGGTAACTCCACTTCGTATGGCATTGTTAAATACTACGAAACTTATTACACATCATGAAAAAATTACTACTTGGTTTGATTGGATCTTCTTTGCTTGCTATTCCAGCACTAGCAAATGAATCAAAACTTAAAAAAGGATTCTATAGTATGGACTCTTTGGGTTGCATGTTAGTTCAAGAATGCACCGAGAATGTCCGACGAATCAAGAGTATCGACGATATTCGTAAAGAGTATCCTAATTCTGATTTTGATCTTGTTGCTGATGAGTTTAACTCGATGCTGGTATCCCTTGATGAAATCGGAGTTATGGTTTTTCTAGGACCAGAAAAATACTTTCCCCCTGGTCACCGTGGTGTCTATCACACAGTATCTAATAACTTCTATTTGAATGATAGATTCATGCATCGTTCTAATGTCCTTATGACTGTGATGCGTCATGAAGGATGGCACGCTGCACAGGATTGTATGGCAGGAACTATCAAGAATAGTTTGATTGCTCTTATATATCCAGAGGAAAACGTTCCTGGAATTTGGCGTGAAATGGTAGAGAAGTCCTATCCTAAGTCTGCTGTGCCATTTGAATCTGAAGCAAAGTGGGCAGGACTTACTGAAGGTATGACTACTAAGGCACTTTCTGCTTGTACTACTGGTAAGATGTGGGAGATTTATGAACCAACTCCACTGACTCGTGCGTGGTTGGAAGCTGAAGGATATATCAAGGATTAAAAAAAGACTCCCATTTTGGGAGTCTTTTTTGCTAAATAGATGAGCCTAGTTTGTTCATCATGCCTGAAGAAATTAAAGAAACTCCTAAAGAGGAAGTCAAAGAAGTAGAAAAGAAGAAGGGACCCTTCGCTAAACTCAAGGAAGCTGCTGGAGATAGCGAAGAGCACCTTGCCATCATTAGCACTTTCGTGCGTCTTGGTATCCTCGTCTGGTCTGGTGGCATCCTTACCCTTGCTTACATCAAACTGCCACCTGCTCTTGGTATCCCTGAGCAGAAACTCGATCCCACGTTCATCGCCTCCGTCTTCACAGGCGTGCTCGCGACTTTTGGGGTTCAAACTGCCAAGAAAAATGGTGACGGCACGTTCAAGGGTGTTGCTGGCGGCGGTGTCTCCAAGGCAGATCTTGAGAAACTCATCCAGGCTGCGGCGCAAACGGCTCCAGCGCAGACGATTCGTATTGAACAAGCACCGATTCAGATTGCCACAGTTGCACCTGACAAGAAGGACGGTGAGCCACCTGTAATGCCTACTATCTAAAACAATGAGGTAAGTTATGAACAGAGCAAAGTGGATATGGATGGGATTTGGGTGGACTCTTGCAGTCGCTCATATCGGAATCATTGGTCATATGATTAAATTGGCTAACAATCAACTTCCAATTATTAATTTGCCTGTTGGTAACTATACCTCATATACAGTTGAGGCTGGTAAAGATGGTTATAGAATCAATTACCAAGCCAATGATCCAAAGGTAATGAGTGTTGACAAAGATATCCAAAAGAAAAATGGATTCTTTGGCATTGGTGGTAGTACCGATGTTAAACAGTCCGAACAGTACACTATGGATGGGTCTCGCCACCTCCAAGGAGGTCAGGGCCTGGGAAAGCTGAGTGCGGAAAAGTTAGAATGTATCAAGTCGGCGGGAGCTGGAGAATCGACGGGCAGAATGGTGGGTGCTAGTGTAGGTGCGGGGATTGCCCCTGTCTTTACGAGTATTCCATATGTAGGTTGGTTAATGGCTGGATGGGCAGTTATGCTCGGTCAGGATACTGGTGCCGAAGTGGGCGGTGAAATTGCAACGATGGCAAAAGGTTGTGATATAGAGGAGATAAAGGAATCTAAATAATACAACTGATGATTTTATTATGGAACATAAGAAGAGAATTATTACACTAGTGACTGGCGGTTTCGATCCCATTCACAGTGGCCATATTGCATACTTCAAAAAAGCCAGAGACCTAACAAACTACCTTGTCGTTGGTTTGAATACTAACGAGTGGTTGAAGGATAAGAAGGGGCAGTATTTCCAAGACTGGAAAGAACGTGCTGAGATCATTCGTCATTTGGAAATGGTGGATGCAGTCATTACAGTTCCCTATGATGAGAAGGGATCTGCTTGTGGTGCCATTGATAAGTGTTTGGAGATTGCAGAGACTGTTGTCTTTGCAAATGGTGGAGATAGAGGTAAAGATAACACTCCAGAAGTCGATAAATTTAGAGACAATCCTAGGGTGGAGTTTTTATATGGTGTTGGTGGAACTGACAAGATGAATAGTAGTTCTTGGCTTCTTCATGAATACTTTGAGAGACAGAGAAAAATTGTAGGAATTTAAAGTGAATTTATTTCTACGCCCACTAAATGATGTAACTGATGTCACCTGGAGTATTGTTTGGTCACTACTTTTAGTATTACTCGGAACAATCTACTGTATCGCATATATATTAAGACTATCGTACAAGGAATTACAAGAAGATGGCCAAGTCCGCGAACAAGGGCAAGAAGGGTCAATCGAAGCAGAATCAAGGGAACGCGACTGCGAAGAAAGCAAAGAACGGAGGTAAGAAAAAGTAATGGGATTAATGACACCACCCAGCAGGAAGTCCTGCTATAACTTTAGAGTAGTTGAGATCAATAGAGTTTTGGATGGAGACACTATTGATGTCACTATTGATCTTGGATTTGATCTTTATAAAAAAGAAAGAGTTAGAGTTGCTGGTGTTGACACCCCCGAAAAGAGAACAAAAGATGATGAAGAAAAAGCACTCGGATACGACGCTACTCACTGGCTTGAAGAGCGACTTCAGGGCGCTATTGAAGGGGATGATGATCTCGTTATCCGCACTGAGCTTGTTGGTGGTGTTGGAAAGTATGGGCGCCTTCTCGGCTGGCTCTATATCGGAGACGCCGAGTTGTCCCTCAACGAACAAATGATTGAAGAAGGATACGCTTGGCCATACGATGGTGGGACCAAACAGAAGAACTTTGAAGAACTTAGAGAAATTCGTCGTGCTCATGGCACGTTAGTTTAATGCAAAAAGTAATTAATTTAATCGCAATTTTATCTGGACTAACATCTGCCGCCCTTATTGGTGGTAGTGCATATGTGCTTCTGAATAAAGATGCACTCATTGAGTCTGCTAAGAAGGCAGCAATTGAACAAGTCACCGCATCAGTAACAGAAGCACTCCCTGGTATGATCAGTGGTGCTATGCCTAAGATGCCAAGTGCAACTGGTGGAGATGTTCCTTCCGTTCCTGGGGGAATTCAACTTCCTTAAATAGTTAAAATTTTTATCATACTCATGGCACAATCGACTTATAAGAAAAGAGCAAAGAAAGAAGCAACAGAAACCTTCTTTCTTTACGTCTTTTTTCATTCTATCTGGACTGGTATTTTGAATTTGTTTACTGATGATGATTGATGGAGATTCCTAATATAACTTCTCCCAATATCAATATCCGAGATATTGATATTCCGAGAGTTATAACTGCTGACGAATATTATACATCGCAACCAATTGCTCCCCCCGTTGTGGTAAATATTGGTGTGCCTATCGTTGATGTTCCTGGTTGTGTTGAAGCTCACGAAAGTAACAGCAAATCTAAAACCTTAGGTCAAGATGATACTAAAGGACTGGTTACTTACTGCGATAGTGGTGTTCCCAGTTACGATCCAATTAACTTTGAACCTGAACAGATAGTTCCTACAGCTCCTGCTGGTGTTGATACTAAACAAGAAAAGAAACTAGAACCACCTGGACAAGTTGATATTCCCAAAGCAGCAGCACCTGCTACTGCCAAGGTAGATTGCCCTACACCAGGACAGAATGCTAAAGAACCTGTCGGAACATATGTAGAGGGTTTCCGAAAGAAGGTTGTTGAATATAAACTCATAGGTAATGAGTGTGTCCAGATAACAGAAGCAGTCCCACTACCTCAACAGATAGTAGCAGGACTGCCTAGTGGTGGTCAGGTTGTTCAGGTGGGTGGTGTTGCTGTGATTGCTACTGCATCAGCACTGCTAGCAAAACCGTTGGCAGACATACTTTTGAAAGCAGTCAAACCAACGGTTAAGAAAGTGATGAAGAAGATTGCTACGATCAGGAAGAAACCTATTCCCGTCCTGTCGTCAGGGGAGCGCCGAGCAGAGCAGCGTCAGATGAACCACGCTGTTCGGGAGTTGCGTTCTGTGTTCCCGAGGAAGAAGAAACGGAAGGGATAGTGTGATAGTGTGGGTGAGTATGTCCTGGAGGATTATTCACAACCACATCAGCACACACTTTATAATAAGGTGAGCGAGGATGGAATTGAATACCTTGCTTCATCAATTCGCCACAGTTTTTCAACCTAGCGATCTCAAAATCTAATCTCTTATTAGCAGTTGTTTGCTTCATCAGATCAATGTTAGCTTGTGCTGCTTCCTTACATTGTTCTTGTAGTTTCTTATCTAATGGTTCAGACCATGTGATCGAGAAACCAACACCTAGGTTGTAATTATCTTTCTGTCCAGTTCTTATGGGAACACGATATAAAATATCACCAGGATTATCTGGTGCGCCGTCCTCATCCATATCCCTCATATCATAGACAGGATCCATGTAATAAGGTTCATATGGTCTGGTAGCAGATGCACTGCCAGTTACATATGGTGTGAAGTTTCTGGTTGGGCCCTGACACTGGATTCCATTGCCATATGTATTGGTGATGTATGGACCTTGGAGGACTTGGATGGCTTGGTTGGTGACAGAGCCAGAGGAATTAGCAACAGGAGCAGCAGTGGCGCTAACGCCGCCAACAGCCTCAGCAAGAACTCTTTGTTGGACCAGTGCTGGGGAGATAACACTTAGGATTACTGCGAGAAAATTGAGGTTGTGTCGGTTACGCTTGTAACCTCTGTTACTCTTTGAATTATTGTTTGATTGCTGAGACCTGGGCCTTTGTAAGTTTCTGTGAACTGAAACGCTCCCCCTGGAGTCGTCTGCGTAAAGTTTGGTCTGCTTGTTAGTCCTGTCCATGATGATGTCACGCCATCTATAGTTACATTGTTAGCACCTGTGCCTGGTTGTAAAGAACCTGATGCTGTAATTCCACTCCCTGTCACAGAGTATTGATACCCTGTGTTATAGTCCATCGAGTTGATGGTCTCTGTAATTTTTTGTGTCGTCTCAGTGTGGCTAGTCATTGATCCCTGTGTAAAGTTGGGGACCACTGGGACCGCCATAGCAGGAGATCCCAGTAAGAATGCCACGAAAAGTAATCTCTTCATGGTATATAGTCTCAGTCGATAACAGTGATCTCAGTAACGAACTGTCCTGTTGCAGATGAACCTGCACCACCAGCAGTCAGCGTGATAGCATGAGTTCTGTCAATCGTACCTGCGAGTGTGCTAGCAGAACCAGCAGCATAGGAAGTAACGTTACCGAAGTTAGGAACATCACCTGTGCTAACAGCAGAGGCAGGTACAGAATCTGCTGCGTTATACGATTCACTCAACGACCAATCTTGTCCAGATGTGGTGACAGTGTATGTGCCAGCACCAGAGGTAGCACCACCCATCGTGCCCGCCGTGATGTTAGAACCAGCAGCAGAATAACTACCACCAATTCTTACCGCAGTAGAGCGAGCAGCATCAACAGTCAGTTGGACTGAAGAAGCATGTTTAGTAACAAGTCCGCCAGCATTTGCTGCACTTGCGGTCATCAATAACATACCAAAGAAGATGAGTGCCTTCTTCATCTAGGATTTTTTATCAACAGCAGCACTATTTATCAATATCAACTATCTTCTACGAAAGATAAACTAAATGTGGAGAGGTCAATGATTGCCCTGGCTATTCTCGCTCCAGAGTCTTCTCTATTAGTGTAGTTAATAGATTTACCGCCAGTAGATTTAAAAGACTCATATGTTCTAGTCGCGGTTGGGTTTGAATAACCTTTACAAGCCACGTTTGGAGTATTGGCGTCTTCTAACATGGTGCCGCCTTCATATCCATCACATGTAATAATGATTGGATCTGTTCCAATTTCCGAGAACCATGTGGCTCTAAGGTCAATGATCACTCTGTTATTTGGTAGTACCAAATTTTCTTTGATCGTAGTCAGATTTACTACGATGGATTCTGACATGCAGTTTTCATCACTGGATGTATCGCCACCGAATTGGATGAACGTATTTGTTCCAATTCCAATAGAGTTTCCTTTTCTTTCTCCCAACTGACCAGTTACTGTGGGCTCTAAAAATTGGACAACGATGTCAAGGTCAACACCGTTTGTCCAATTGTAATTGAATACCAGATAGTCAGAATAAAAAAGGGCTTCATCGAAGGCAGTCCCTCTAGACTTACCCATTCCAAATGCTAAAGGTGACATATTAACTAGGGATTGTGAATGTGCCTAACATACCAGCGTGAATGGTACATTGATATTGATAAGAGGCTGGTGCATCATGTGGGATAGTAAAGACTTGAGTTCCATCTTGGTTTCCACTTACATAAGTTCCGACACCAGTTGTTGTTCCAGTGAACTGGATTCTGAATGGGTGAGCGGTAGTAGTGGTATTTACAAACGTGTAAGTAAATCCTCTTTGTAAATATAGAGTTGGATTATCCACGGTATTTACAATACCAGGACCAGCAAAACGATATGCAGTAGATCCGTTTGCCGTAATAGTATAAGTTATTGTTGAGGATGGGATGTTTGTTAATCCAGATCCATCACCAACAAATGATGTTGCTGTAACTACACCAGTCACAGATGTGTTGGTTGTGATCGCAACCTGACCCGTCGCACTCAACTTCAGATCAGCTGAGCCACCAATTACGGAAGTGTTGCCAGCTCCAACAACTTCAAATGATTTTACTCCGAAT